TTATTCTATCCATTCATCATCGAAATATTCGTCTACGAATTCATCTATCGTTTCGCAATGTTCCGTTTCTTCTTCAAATGGATTTTCTTCAGGTATATGTTCTTCACTCCATTTCGTGAAATTATGAATCTGGACGTTTCTAATATCATAAAAATCGATTTCTTGTTCACCAATTAGAACGACATCAAACTCAGCCATTCCACGAAATACACCGAAAACGTGTGGTTTTACACGATCATATTCATCTAATGAGTTCAGCTGAATTTCTAGCACCTTATTTTGTTTGATTGAACGATCCAAAAAATATTCTATTTGCTTTTGGGATTGTTGAGGCAGCCTCTCAATATTTCGAGCATGATATTCATCAGTACTCTTTATTGCTTCTGTCAACTCTCCTAATGGAAAAGCTGTGGGCCACTTTAATTCGAATGGCCTGTCAACATAATCGTTGTAAGGTTTAAACTCTTTTTTAGTTCGTCTCACCATCTGATACACTCTCCTATCAGAAATATTATACGAACGTTTGTTCTATTTTTCAACAAAAAAATATTAACATAACAAAAAAACACCTATCTCTCATAAGAAAAGAGGTAGGTGTTTAACTATGGACCATACAGGACTCGAACCTGTGACCGAACGGTTATGAGCCGTTTGCTCTAACCAACTGAGCTAATGGTCCTGAAAAAACGCTCTGCCTTTAAAGCAGAGCGTTTCGAATACAAATTAAGTAACATATCAATGATACTCTAAGCAAAACATTCATCTTCTAAGATATCAATATATTTTTTCCTAAATGTTCTGGATTTAAACCATCGATCTGTTTTAGTTTCTTGCTTAACTTTATTTTCTGAGATAGCGAATTCAAGCTGGTGTTTAACTACTTCTACTAACATAACTAAGGCTAAGTCGTATCTTAGCAATAATTGCTTACAGACAAATAGTATGAACCTTTTATCATCTCTACCTTCCCATGCAATCTTTACATGTACTTTAAATATAAAAAACATTACTAACAAAGAGAAAATATAATTTAATTTAATTCGCTCTTGTTTGAACATTAAATGTGTTTTTCTGGTAAGAACAAATAGATAGATTAAAATCGATAAAAATAAAACTACATAGAATTCCATCAAAATCTACTCCCTTCTATCTCTTCTTATCTTCATTTTCTAAAACAAATTCTTTTGTCTCTCTGTTCATTTTAACATTCCGATCACGATTTGCAAACTTTTTTTCTTATTATCTTTTTCAATTTTTAGAGCAGTGTGTCTTTTCATTTCTTTTATAGAAGGCGCTTTATAATCTTCATCGTCTTTTAAAGCAAAGTAACCCGCTATAGGTGAACTACAAAAAACTACAACCCTAGATAAAAATGTCAATATACTTTCTACTATATCCCATTTTAAGCTGTTGCTTATCAAAAAACAAATAAAAAGAGCTGTGCCCAGCCATGCATAAGTATTTAATATTTTTGCTCTTCTCTTTAATCCTGCTTCACTTTTTGGATCTACCGAATAAAAAGCTAAGGCGTTTGAAATATAATATGTAGCTGATGAAATAAGTAGACCACTAATACTAACTGCAGTAAATGAATTAACTGCTAAGGAAACACCTGATATTATTGTTAATATAATTTTCCCATTGCTCACGCTTAACTCGTCATATTTGAAATTACTCAACACCATCCACTCCCAATCATCGCTAGATAAAAGCATATCATGTTGGAAAGATTACTTCAATACTTTTTTAAGAGAAGAGCCGCCTTGGGGAAGGCGACTCAAGAGAAATTTAATAAGTGTAAGTTTATTCTAAACTAAGGACTAAAGAAAGACAAGTCTTTTAATATCCAGTACCCCAAGTATTGTCTGGGTTGCCGTCGTTTGGACCAACAGGAATGTAAATTCTAGTTCCGTTTGAATCAGAACCACCTAGCCAAACATAGCCATCTGCCACGTGAACGGAATCATATCTAAATTGAGACCCCTTCGGCCATACTCCGTAAATTGGCGCGTACAAACTAGGTGATCCAGTACGCAACACAATGCCTTCATTTACACCAATAGTGAATGTTTTAGCTGGTGCTGGTTTACTGTTTTTCCAAAGCTCCGCAATATCACCATCGTTCGCATAACCTAGTAATTTACCGCTATTTTCAACACGATATAGATTTTTACGGCCATTTAGTTTTTGTGTAATGGTTCCAACTTGTGTCCACAGTGTATCTGCGTTGACATGCTGTGCAATTGGTGCGTCTGGATTTTTATATATAGTAGTGAATCGGATATTTTGTCCTACTTTATATTTGGGTTTATTAGGCTTGCCAGGGTTTACAATAACATCCGAGCCATCTTCTGGCAATCCAGTTTGTAAATCTTGTGCAAACTGTGCCTTACTAATCCCCCAAGATGCCAAATAGCCGTATGGATCTGTGTGATTTCCACCTAAATTGTTTGTCACCCACAAATGAGTTTTTATGCCGTAACCTGTCGGATCGTCTAAATCAAACGTCACATTAATTTGACGTGCTAAATCACGTAATAAGTTAACGTAAGCTGCATAGTCTTTCTTAAACATAGCTTTATTTGAAGTATTGGCTAATTCGACTTGTGCATAAGCATAAGGGTTTGCATCTCCTGCTCCCCAAGCTATACGACCGTTTTCCGCTACCTGAAGCACACGGCCCCCTCCACCTACAACATATTGCGTAAACGCTTCTTGTCGTTGCCAGTTGTTAAGCATGTTATTGGCTTCGTTTTCTACACCAGCGTCCATATTTGCAGTATCGTGCGCAATGATGTATCGGTTAATAGTCATTGGCCAACCTGCGTTAATATTTCCACGGGTTTCGACTTGGTACGCATCCACATTGATTGTAGGCATAAAAAACAGAGCGACAAGCGCTCCTGCTAAAATTTTCTTTTTCATTTATTTATCTCCTTTTCTATCTGATAATCCAGGCGTTGTATGGTCTGTCACAATTCCTAAAATAGTTAATACAACAAACACTGCATTGACGACATCTAACAGTTGCTGATTAATCACATCAATTTGAAATTTATACCCAAAAGGAACTGCAACTACTTGAATAACTAGCAAAACTGCAGGAATAAGAGACAACCAGAATTGTTTATTTTTTATTCTTGATTTCCAATCAATCATTTTTATTTCCTCCAATTCCTCGAAAGAGGGTTTTATTTTGTTCTTCCAATCGACTAATGCGCACTTCATGGTTATTTAATCGGTCAACAGCCTGTTTTAGTTCTTTCATGCTATCTTCTAATTGAGAGAAGACATGATAGAATTTCATTAATGCGAAGATAATTCCGCTTAAAAATGTAATCACCGCTAACCATTGTTCTAGTGTTAAGTTCATCCTGCACCTACTTTCTACTTACAATAAAACCGCTTAGCTTTCGCTAAACGGTTTATCTTTAGTTTATTCCATCATTATTTTATGTTTCCGGGAAAGCATCTGCAGTGTACCAACTACCACAAACATAATGATTCCCTTTTCTGTCACTACCAAACCTAATTCCCTTCACTCCTTCCTCATATAATGCTCCATAATTACCTTGAGGATAGGTATATTGCACAGTTGTTAATGCGGTATTCCAATATCCTGCTTTCATTTCTTGATCAATCATAAATCCTTTAGGAATTTTAAAAATTTGGACCATGTTTGGCTTTAATTTTTCTACATCCACCACATTAACTCGCAAATAAGCATCGACCTTATTTCCCTTACGAACTAAAAGAATATTGGTTTCTGCTCCAAAAGCACTTCTGTATGCAGCTTCTACTTCATCCAGTCCTGCTTTTTTGTAAATAAACGTTTCATCTTTTAAAGCAACTTCTTTTCCATTTACTAAAGGAATTTCAGAAAACTCTTTAATCCCACCTATACGCTGGGGTTCAGTTAAATTCACAACATTCGGTGCAAATGCGACTTCTTTCCAGTCTGTCCATGTTGAAGGGATTCCACCAAATTGGCGAATAACAACTGTCCGTTCTGTTTGAAATAATTGTCTGACTCCACCTGAATCTTTATTAACAATCAAGCTTCCAGAGTTTGGTAATGGTTTATTTTCCACCCCTGTAGCTGGAATCGAATAAATACCTGGATCCACAGCATCATTTAAATCTAATATTTTAGAATTTTTCCTTACAAATAGACCATTTTCTGCTTCAGCTTGTTCAATAAATAAATCCTCTGATTCTTTTTTTGTATACGAACTGCCCAATGCTGCGAATTTTTTATTAGATTCTTCTTTAGTATAAGCTCCTACCTGTTCAGAAGTTACCTTATGAGGATTATCAAACTGCTTAGTATGACTATCAATGTTTTCGTGTGAGATTGCGATTCCATCTTCTACATGATTCATGCGTTCAGATGTTACAACTGCACCTAACGCTTTATTCTCTTCTTCTGTCTTTAGTTCATCATATGTTTGCCAATGCTGTTTTTCATAAGACATAAAAACACTCCTTAATCATTACTGTCTTTATTAGATAGAACTGCTTTTAAAGCTGCATTTTCATATTCTAACTCTGTTATTTTTTTTAATAATTGATCAATTACTTGTTCTGACGAAATTTCCATTTCTTTTATAGGCATCATATGCTCTCCTTTTCCACTATTGAGGCTGGCTCAGTCTAACATCTTCATAATTTTTTCTATATGCAATAATATTCCAAGAAAAAGGTATTTCTGGCTTGTCACTTTTTACAATAAAATAGGTGCTTTTTATTTCTTCTACCCAAATTGAACCTTCTCCGTAAGGACTTAACATAACATGGTAGTTTTCATTGTTAGTAAAAATTGTTTCTAAGAAAATAGATTCGATTTCAATTTTTACTTGGCCATCTGATCCAGTTACTGATTTTCCATAATCTGCAAAATAATATTCTGGAGTTTCATAAGCATTTAATAAACGCTGCCCATAGTTTTCTGTATCAACAAGAGAATTTTTAGAGCCAGTAACACTAAGATTTCCTGTGACACTTGTAGAAGTAGCGGATATACTAATCCTTCCTCCAGATGATCCTAATACTTTAGTATCATTATTCCCTATACTAAAACCACTGCTACTTACATTTAAATTAGGGCTCTTACTGGCTGTAGAAGAGTAACCAAAGCTCCCAGGTGCAAAATTCAAACTATGACCACTACCAACAACATAAAAATTATCTAAATTAGCTGTTCCTGACATGTTATTAGTGGCGCCAAAAAATGACAAAAATGCTTTATTAAGCTTTTTATTAAATATCGTAAAAGATCCTTCATCTGAAACTTCTAACCTAACATTTCCTTCTTTTTGATTTATGAGAGTAGTATAGAATTTGAAAATTTCTTTTTGATCACTATTTCTTTTCCAAGTAATTGACCCATTATCTTCTATCATCGTGAAATCTTGTCCTATTGACGTTATTGTAGCACTCTTTATTCTTACTCCTTCAATATTAATTGCAGTCAAAGTACCCGTACTAATTGCGCTAGCATCAAGATTAACTACTCTTATTTTACCAGCATCTAAAGTTCCTACTTTTATTGTTCCAGCATCTACAGAACCTATCATCCCGTGAGTAATAATCGCATCATCAATTTTTGTTTGATCTGTTAACCAAATTTTTGCACCTGTAATTTTAAGCCATTCTTTTCCATCCATTTCTTGACTTAAATTAATTGTTTTCACGATTTCGTCTGAAGGGGTAGAATTTTCAATTTTCTCCTTAATATCTTCATCTAAAGCAGTTGAGGTTTGCATTACCCATTTTCCATCTATATATATCCAAATTTCAGTATCTGGACCATTAGGTTTAAACCACAGGTCCCCTTCTTTCGGATTTTTAGGTTCGTCTGTCCCATCATATACATTATTTTTACCAGCAGCATCAACTCTAGAATATAAATCATCTAGTTGTTGTTGAATAGGTCCTTTGAATTGAGTTGTTTGTGATGAAATAGCTTTAGTGTCGGCTGAACTCGTTCCTTTTAAGCCACCTCTATATTCTAAAGAATAGCTTAGATTAGGACTTTTGAATTTGTTACCTTCTCTATCTGTAAAAGTAATCCAATCTCCAACTTCCAATGCTGGATTACCTCGCCAAGATAAATTGTATGGGTAAAAGTTTAAATTCCTTAATTTCACATACATATCATCTAATAATGTTTGTGTCATAGAATTATTAGATAACTTTATCTGAGCTCCTTTATCGGAACCAGCTTTAAGTAATATAGTTTCACTACTACCTTCTTCATCAGATCTTACTTCACAAGAAATACCGCCAAGCTTGTACATTAATTCGTTCTTTTTTAGGCCTTTCATAAAGTATTCACTTGGCGTTATTTGAAAGCGTGGATCTGTCAGATTTCTTATAGTTAAAAGTCCATCTCTATTAAAATGAGCGTATCCGCATTCAAATTGTGCTATCATTCCAATTGCTTGTCTATAAGTACAGTTTTTAGGAGTTTTTATTCTAACCGTGCTTAATCCATTAAATGACGATAAATCAACTTTAATACCAGCTTTATTAGCAATATCAATTGCAATATTTCTTATTGTTTCCATTTCAGGTAATTCTGACTTGTACATTCCTTCCATATAAACGAAACTGTCTAAAGCTTTAATTGTGGTCTTTTTCTCATTTCTATCAGGATCTGATTCTGTAATATAGAAAGTTCCCATATTAACATATTCATATTCAGTTGGCTTATATCCAACTAATTTAGCTGAACCTATCTTAGCTGAGCCTACTTTTGCCGGTTTAACTGAACTGATATCACTTTCTGCATCATGAATTACAACACCTAATTCAATTACGATTTCGTCCATCTCTTCAAACTCTGTAATTACTGAACAAAATTCTATTTCTAAAGAGTTAGAATACGTAGAGCCAATTTGTAGGCTGTCTCCGACCATTGCACCATAGTCAAGTTTTAAATAATTAACATCATTACCAGTGTATACTTTATTTTTTGCAGTTATACGAGTGACAATATTTCTATCCATGCTTTTTATTTTTTCTAAAAATCTTTCTGAAACTTTTAACATGTATACTCCTTTCTGCCTACTGTTCAATAAAGTTCATTTCTAATCCTTCCCACTTCAATTCTTCAAATTTACCATTCCATGAATAAGAAGGAGCTGTTCTATCACCTACATAAAATGTTTTAACTCTTTGCCTTCCAATCAAGGGGTCTGGGTATTCAACTTGAAAGAAATTACTTTTTACAGCTTGCAAAATGGAAGAGACCTCTGAATCACTCAGAGGCCCCCACTTCATTGTTAATTTAATTTTCTCTGCAATTACATCTCGTACCATTTCTCCGTTAGCATTTCTGCCGCTAGAATCAGCATCAATTGCTTGTATCCCTACTGAATATTCTTTAGGATATCGAACAGTCTGTCCGTTTATTTTTAACATTCCAGACATAGTTTCACCTCTATATTTCAAGTGCATTATAACCAATTTTCCGATTATACTCATTAATTTTAGAAATAGCAATTCGAGCAAATTCTTCTCCGCCTATGTTTATAATTATATCACCATCCCGATTTTGCGAAGCTGATGCACCAAGAGAACTCACTAGGGACATAATTGCATTAACCAAAGAATTCTCTAGTTTAGAAATACCATAACTATTTACATTATTTGGAGAGGAATTGTTAAAATCAGTATTATTTATTGTACTTTGTGACGAATATAATTGGTCAGGCATACGCAGATTTTTAAAGTCTTTAAATTGATTATCTGGATTAAAAGGATTTGCGCCAGCTGGAACAACCATTTCTCCTTTATGAATCATTGCTAATTGGTCCTCAGGTACCCAAGGTGTTCCTTTAGCATAGCCATGTCCATGACCAATAACTTGAAGCATTCCTGTAACTCCGTATCTGTTTTTTGCATAGTTTATTGCTGCCAATGAATTGTCAAATCCATTAAAAATATTTCCATGACCTGGGAATTTATATGCATTGAATGTAGCAGATATTGTTTGTAGTAGCCCTTTTGCAAGGTCTCCTGAAATAGTGTTTACATCAACATATCCACCTTGTACTGCTTTTTCGTTTCCTCCAGATTCAGATTGCACTTGCCTTAACCAAGCACCAGTATATGTTTCATTAGAAGGTAATCCATTCATACTTAAAGCCTTTTTAATAACAGGCCTCCATCTTTCAACTCCAGTACCTTTTGGGGATTCGCTACCCTCATCAAAGAATTTTTTAACAAAACCGACTGCGCCTTCAGTCATCTTTGATATTCCACCTTTAGCAATTGACAGTGCGGGTTCAAACACTCCAGATAAATCAGTAAATTTTGATACAGCAGCATCTAATACTTTTTTAGGATTGGTTGCATAGTCCCAAATATTCGAAGCTAAATCTTGAAGATTATCTAGCCACCCACTAGTTCCTTTAGCATAATTTGGTATTTGATTTCCTGGTATAACCTGAGAACCTTTAGGTAAGTTAACTAACAAATTTCTTTGTTTAGGGAATAAACCAGCTCTTCCGTCAGGCAGCATAAACATTTCTTGATAACGGCTGCCAGCAGCATCATTAACCATTGCATACCCTCCTGGATGTCCATTGGTACCTTTTGCATACCTTGGAACTTCCCACGCAGTTAAACGATTACTTGATCCTACTGCTCCTAGTACCCAGTTAATACCATTGATGACTCCGTTTACAGCGCCCCCAATAACACTAACAATTCCATTACCAATCGCTGCTGCTCCTCTTTTCACAGCATTTACACCTCTGCTTAATCCTGAGCCTATTTTTTCACCCATTCCAGATGCCCAAGAAGCTACACTATCAAATGCATTTTTTGCATTTGATTTGATTGTGCTCGAATAACTTCCCATTTTTTCTTTCATATTCGACCATGCACTAATAGCATTATTTTTTGCTGTATTTGCTTTATCAGATACTGTACTTTTAACATTTTCCCAAGTATCAGATGTTCCTCTTTTTATTTCACTCCATTTATCTGAAACATTAGTTTTAATTGTAGATACTTTATCACTAACTGATTTTTTTGTATCTTCCCATTTTTCAGAGCTCCATTTTTTTACACTATCCCAAGCTTCAGATGTAGAACTTTTAATTCCATTCCACTTTTCATTAATCCATTTACCTAATTGTCCTGCTTTTTCTTTTACTGTATCCCAGTTTTTCCAAAGTAACACTCCTGCTGCAATAGCCGCTCCTATCGCTACTGTTATAGGTCCTCCTAAAATACCAACTACTGTACCAATCGCTGTTCCTACTGCAGAAAGCACTCCACTAAGGCCACCAATACTCGAAAGAAAAGTGAAGATTCCAGATAGAACTTCAACAACTTTCACAGCAGCTCCTATTACTTTAATCGCTCCTACAAATGTACCAAAAGCTATAACGAAATTTGAAAAACCTTCTGCGTGTTCTGAAAGCCATTGACCAATTGTAGACAACACGTCACCAAGTGATTTCAATACATCAACTACTATACCCCCTGTCCATTCGGCTAGGGGTTTTAATACATTGTTCCAAAAATAATCAAAAGCTGGCTTAAATGCGTCAATGACGCCACTAAGTAAATCAATAACTCCTTTTAACGTATCTAAAAATGCTGGTATTAAATCTTGAATAGTATAGCTTGCTAAAGGTAATAAGACGTTTTTATAGAACCATTCTAACCCTTCTCCGACCTTGTCAGCTAATGGACGAATGCTTTTCAGTAAATTTTTAACACTACTTAATAACGGCGTAAAATCAAGAGTTTTAGCCCAATCAGCAGTCGCTTTAGTTATACCATTTATGTGACTCAGAATATCATCAATAATTCCAAGAATTATTGAAAAGATTTCTCTTCCAGTATTATTAGATTCCCATGCTTTCTTTAATTGATCAGCAATATTACCTATTGTCTTAAAAATATTAGTATAGATTTCTAATATATTAGCAGCAATTGATTCGCCAGTACCGTCATTCCATGCATCTCTAAAAGCGGTCGCAACACTATGCAAAAGTTCTAAAATAGAGTTCCACATATCAAATATAGATTGTATAAGGGCAGTCCCTCTACCATCGTCTTCCCATGCTCTTCTAAATGCACCTGCTATGTCACCAATAATATTTAATACATCTGCTAATAATATTAGAAGATTTTCAATAAATCGCTGACCTGTGCCGTTAGTCCATACTTCCATAAATGACTTGCCTATAGCTTGTGCCAATCCTATTACTTCTTTTAAAGCATAGTTCCAAGCATCTATTACTTTTTTACCTTGATTATTCCAAGCATCTTGAAATGGTTTGAAAAAATCTTTAAGCAGATTTTTAAAGTTTTTCATCCACGCTGGCGGCTGATAATCACCTGTTGCTGCACCAAAATCAGTAGACGGCTTGTTAGGTTTATCTAAAGAACTATCATCCTCTTTGTCATTATTCAGACTCAATTTATTGATTTCGTCAAACCCCATCAATACTCGTTCTAATTTTTTCACTTTTTCCTTAGTTTTTTCTGCAGCATCTCCAGTATCTTCCAATGCTTGAATATCATCATAAAGTCCACTAGCCCCTGTCTTTGCTGCTTGATAAGTAGTTCCAAAAATAGATGCTATAAAAGCTGCAAATTGACCTGTTAACGTTGCAAGTGCATTCATTAACGTATTAACTGCTGGTAAGATCGCTGTGTAAATGGGATAAAAAGCAGTCATAAGATTAACTTTGATTTGATTTAAAGAATTAGAAAATTGTTCATTGGTCCTAAAAGCTGCAAACAAATTTTTGGCTAATCCAGATATTGCTCTTCCAATTAATTGATAAACAATTAATGATGGTAACAATCCACGCATCGACTGACCTAGCTGTCCAGTTCGCCGAGACATTCCTTGTGTTCCTCGATTAACTTTATTACTAGTTAAAGAAAATATGCTACCGAATTTACTTACAAAACCTAGACTATCTTTAAAGCCATTGCCTAATCCTCTTGATCCGTGAGAAAGAGCATTTTGCATACGATTAAATACTCCACCATATCTTGAAACTGCACGCTCTGATTGTTTCATTCCGGCTCCTGTTTTAGTAGCTCCATCTACAGCATCTCCTGTACGAATTGACGAAGATCCCAACGCCGTATTAATTCGTGCTAAAGCTTTTCTCAATGAATTAGCTCTATCTTCTGTTTTAGCATATTCTTTTTGCAATCTATCATTGTCATTAATTAATTTATTCATTTTGACTGATTGCTTTTGAATAGCTTCTGCCGTTTTGTTTGATGCAGGAGTATCTTTAAACTCTTTAAAACCATTTTGAAAAGTACCTTTCGGAATCCTTTGGTCTTCATACGTACTTTTTAATCCTTTTATTTTCTTTCTCATAGCTTCTATTTGAATTTCGTTCAGTGCCATTTTTTTCACAATGTTATCTAAAGAACTTGGCACCGAGTCAAATTCAGATTTTATCCCTTTGGCTAATCCCTTTGCTTGATCATGAAATTTAGTCATATTTGCTTGCGCTCTTGCGATTTGTTCATCGTATTTAATTGTTTTTCCCGTATCACCTTTTGCAGATGCATCTTGTCTTTGTGATTTTAAATACGCAACCTTCTCTTGTGCTGCTTTTGCTTGACCCATTTTTGCATTAATTTCATTGACCAGAGCGTCAACCTCTTTAGAAACTTTTGGTTTTGCTTTCCTTATACCTGATGCAAAGTTATTTCCAATATTACTTGATGCATCTTTGGTATTTTTAGAAATAGTATTAGTCATACGCTCAACATTTTTAGACAATTCATCCAATTGCTTACTAAACGCTTGTACGCCTTTATCTATATTTAGATTTTTTTCAGTTTTATCCATGCTATCTTTTGAAGTACCTTCAATTTTTTTTAACATAGAATCAAACTTAGGCCAAACTTTCTCCATAGCTGCATCGATTTTTGATAAGTTAACATCTAGCAGAACTTCTAATGTTTCAAGTTCTATCGCCATATTTTTCACCTACCTTTCTTCAATCATCTTTCGTTTCCTAGTTTCTTTAATAGCCTTGGCATTTTTCATTAAAATATCCTGATCTCTATACATTGAGTCTTCTTGAGTGTTGTATTCTTTTATTCCTTGATTAACCACTTGTTCAACGTCTTTCAAAAAAGGATATACTTCTTCAAACTTAGGGAATTTTTTTGGATCATTAAAAGCATAAACTGCTAATTTTTGTTGAGAGTAATCGAACATTGCTTTTTCTCTCAGCTCGTTTTCTTTACACTTTTTGTTGGCTTGAATCTGTACCATAAGCTCATCAAAAGTCATAAGCCAATATTCTGAAGCTGGGATGCCTGCTTCTACAGCTTGTGGATACATAGCCTCTAGAAGCTCACTTAAAGTGCTGTATGTTACAGCATGCTTTCCTCCTCGGTTACTTCCTGATCCAGAGATTCCCCATTTGTCTCTTCTTTCTCCGTTTTTTTCTTTCCGAAAAAACCAGATTCATCTAAGAAATCATTGATTTCTGCAAATAAATCCATTGTAGTTTTGCCTGAATCAATATATTTTTCGAATGCATCAACCATAACCTTATCTGTTACACCACTCGTCTTATTTGCTCCTTGCAAAATGATGAGTAAACTATTTGCAGGTGGTAATTTAAGTTCCCCTTGTTTTTTTACAAATAATCCCATGATACCTTCATCTAATCGCTTTTCAATGTTAAGAATAGATTTCCCATCTAATCGCAATTGAAGTGTTAAGTCACCAAATTCAAACTCTTTTGTTAAAGGCATATTTACTAAATTATTTTTTGACATTTACATTTCCTCCTAAATAAAAGAGCAGAGAGTTTCTCTGCTCTTTAAATTGTTGTTTATTTTGTTGTTGGAGCAGTGACAGGTGTAAAATCTGGTCCTTTGGATACTACTACAACTAAATTAAAACCAATAGCTTGATTGACTTCTGCTCCATCAAATTTATAATCTGGTTCTCCTGAAAAAGTTGCTGTTAATCCATCAGGATAGGTAATCGTGAAATCAAATGATTTGCCAGATTTTACCATAGTATGAATATCATTGAAGTTTGTTCCTTGATAAACGATAGCAAATTCTAAGCTTTCACTATCTTGTAATCCTTTAATATATGCTTTTTTTTCTGAACCCAAGTGAGTCACTTCTACTTTTTCAGGGTCTGTTCCTAATGCTGGAATGGATTTTACTGCTGCGATATCTTTTGAAGTTGCCCCATCTTTGTATGACAACTTAGTGCCTTTTGATAATAGCCCTTCAAATGCTGGTTCTCCAGCAAATATTTGTAAATCTAATTTTTTCATTGTCGCTACCTCCAAATTTTCATTTTTTATAAACATATTTTGTTACATTGTCAACTACACCAGTTAGTTCAACGATAACTCGATGCATATCAGCTGTGTTTGCATCTTTACTAGTACCTGTAAATCCTATAAAATTAAACTTCTCTATAACTAATGATGTCAATGCAGTCAAACTAGTATTTCCATATAACTCAATAGTAATCATCCAAGTTGTCTGTAACTCTTTTTTTTGCGAATCGATTTCTTTTGGTTGTGAGCTAGTTCTATATATCGCGGAAGGGAATGAGGTCCAGTTACTTGGATAATCAGTTGCAACTTTCTTAATCTCTTTAACTTGTGTAAGTAATTGATAAACAATAGGTTTCAAGTCAATCTTATTCATAATTCCCTCAGCCTTTCTTTAACATGCTTTATATATATTTCTGAAGCTTGTTCAATCATTTCTTGAAGTGACGGATACAAGAACGGTCTCGAGGGCTGACCTTTAGTTATGAAAAAATCTTGGCCTTGAATCGTAATTTTTGGAATACCATACATAGCTTCTAAGTCTATTGCTACTTTTTCAGCCGGGATAAACCAAGGTTTCTGCGAATAAACAGGCATTATTCCAGTCGGAATGTCTTTAGAACTTGCTTCTCCAATTTGCCCAGTACCAAACTCTCTGTAAATTGCTTGTTCTTTATCTGACCAGACACGGCCGACAAGATGACCACTCGCATCAACTACAACCTCATTTTTTAAACTTCCTGACAGTTCACCACTTCCGTATTTAATGCTGGAAGCCAAGCGTAGTTCTGCAGCTCCCTGAATCAATTCTGTAAGTTCAAAAGTCGCATCCCATGCTGCATCAGATATTAACTCTGTCGCTTTCTTGGTTTTACGTTTAAGGCGGTCTAAGCCTCTAATCTCAACACCCATTACACTCCTCTTTTCTTTAATGTGATATTTAAATGAGAAGAGAAAGGCTGAATTGACTCAATCTCATAATCTGGATCATTTTCTGGTTTAACATATAAACAAATGCCATCTTTTTCATTTCTATTTGGCTTTAACAAATCTCCTTGATATTTACAGAGTTTGATATAAGGTAAATGTTGACCATAAATTGTAGCTGCTACTTGTCCACCCGCAGACTGAATATTCATGTGTAGTTCATTGAACTCACTTGAATAGGTAACAACGTCATTTCCTTCATCATCTTTTTCAAGATGACGTTTTTTCAAGTATGCAACAACCAAATTACGTTTTCTTAGACGCATAGTATTTCACAACCTTTCCTATGCGATAGTTATTCAATCCAGATTTTAGCTTTTCAGGAATATCTGTAATAAAACTTTGAGAGACACCACCCTCTGAGCGTGAAGTCTCTCCCTCGTTCCCTTCTTGATTCCAAGTGATTATTACTAGTTGACGAGCGTAATAGTATAGCTTGTCTATCATTTTTTCTCTATTGGTATAATCAAGAACTAAAACAATAGCATCCTCTAACATTCCTTTGATTTTTTCAGATTCAGTCTCATCAATTCCAAGTCGAACAACAAGTGCTTTTGTGTGCTTGATTACTTCTTCTTTATCCATAAAGATTACCCCTTTATTCGCCCGTTCCTCCACCAGGAATAACAGTTTTAGGAACCCAAAGTTTATGCTTAAATTGAACGATACGAACATTTTTAGACTCATAAACACGTTCCCAGTTTCCTCCTGTAGCTAATTCTGCATTCGTAGGTGATGAACCTGTAACAGTTTTATTTGTAAATTTCACTCCGCGTGGATGCAATAAGAAGTGTTGACGGTTAACTAAAATATCATCTCCAGCCAATGCATCCCGGTCTGTTTCTGTAGGAACAGGAGCTGCCCCATTACCTAAACCAATAGCACCTTGTCCGAAAATATAGGATGTAAAAACATCTCCAGATACTGGCATTCCGTCATCAACAATTACACGTTTTCCCATGTAAGTAGGAATCTTCGTGTTGTTAGAATCTAATAAGAATTCAATCAAGTTTTGCTTACGTAAGTTCGCATAAACAGATGAATGAACCGCGATCGCAGTTAGTTTTTCTTCGGCATCACCTAGTTTATAAGATGCATCTAAGAATGTTTCGCCAGTAAACGCTGAATCATTACCAGTTTCAGCTGAAATATCCAAACTATTTTCATTCATCTTAGTAGAAGCTGCTCCAAACACACCTTTTAAGACGCTTAACAAAGTAGCTTGTTGACGACGTGCCCAATAAGCAGCGACCAAATCACCGATCGCACGCATAGGATCATCCCCAGATAGAGCCTTAGATAAATCATTTACTTTCCATGCTTTACCTCGCATTAAAAGAGCAGCAACATCTTGACTAGCGGTAATTTTATCTGTTTCTAAAGAATCTGTATCAGATAACACTTCATCTTCACCAGTTAAGTCTTGCCAAAACGGCATGTTAATCAGCTTACCACCAGCAGTTGCTAACGCATCTAGTTCTGGGTCTTTCACAACAATACCTGACTGATACAATGCTGATAATTCAGCTGTACGTTCAATAACATAACTATTGAATACCTCAGGTACGATGACATCTTCGATCTTCGTTTTCGCTGCAAATATTTGCAAATTCATTTTAATTAAACTTTTTTCCATTTTTTCTCCTACTTTCTATTTATTAACTAATGCTTGTAAAGCTTTAGCTTTTTCTGGGTCTTCTCGTAGCAATCTTCCTTGTTCTGTAAGGTTTAAAGTTTCAGGCGCAAAAGGGTTTGTGTCAGGAATAGATGCATTCGATCCTAGCGGTGAATCAACCGAACTCAACAATGCCTGGTCAACAGCAATTTTTAACGCTTCGTCCCAAGCCTTTTTAAACGTTTTGACATCTTCTAAAATTTCTTCTGCTGTATCACCTTTAATACGCGACGCTAATTCTTTGCTAATTCCGATTGACTGCAACTGGTTACCTTTTTCTACAAATAATTGTTCCTGTCTAAATGCTTCTTTTTCCTTTTCGAAATCTGACTTCTCTTTGTTGAGTAATTCTTTTTGTCGTTCTTCCTCACTAAGTTTTGCTAAACGAGCAGCTTCATTTTTTTCTTCTTCGAGCTCTTTCTGCCAACGTGACTTTTTGCTTTTGACAATAGAATCAACTTCTTTGTCATCTTTAAAACCAAATTTTTCTTTAATTGCTGTAATTTCTTCATCGCTCAACTCATCTACATTCAACTTTTTGGATGTTTCAGAACCGTCTGGAATATCTGTTTCATCTTTTTCAGCAAAGAATTGTAGATTTAATAGCAACAGTTTTTTTTGTTCCATAGTTAGTACTCCTTCCATATCTTTTAAAGTGGATAAATGCTTGCACTTCCGGAGCTTTTAACGTCATCACGCTTGGACATAATAAAAAGCCCAGCAGTTGCTAAGCTTTCGTTTCTATCAGTTTATAACCTGAGGTTCAATTCTCTAAAATCCAAATAAATCACAACCCTAATATTTTTTTCTTTTGCAAGGCTATCTTTTCTTCTGGATACTTTTCTTTAAGCTTATCCATCCATTCATTATAAGTAGTTGCACCTCTGATAGGCATTGTATCGCCACTGATCGGATCTATAGCTTCCCTAGGAAGGTTCAATATTCGTTTACTATAGATAATGGCAATTGTTCTACACCAGGGATGGAATGGAGGATATGTTCCGTTAGCCCCATTAACAACCGCTTTGGAAACTAAATAGACTTTATGATCTTTATTTTTACAGATTTTAGAAGTTTTCAAATCTAAAACTGCGACAAGCATATAGTATTTTATGCCTCTATTTTGCCATGCTTTAAGTTTCGCTTGATTTGACATATAATTCGCTTCTGTACGAATCAAACGCCTTGCAACACCAATAGATCGGTCAAACTCTCTAGCTATTGTCTTAGCCATTTCAAACTCTGACATTCCTGTCATTGACTCAACTGTGAACAACGCTTCTAGCCTTGTTGCTAAAGCTTCAGTATCACTCCACAAACGTTTAGAATAATTTGATCCATGCCAATGACTATCAAGGATGTTCTTTGTGTATCTAGTCGATAACTCTTTAAACTGATAACCTTTTTTATTCCATACTTCAATTACAAGGCCGTTCTTAGCATTTTCTTTAGCTTGTCGAATAACTGATTCAGCAGTTGCTTCACGATAGGATTCATGAATAACATCGATATAGAACTCTGTTTGCTTTTCTAGCTGTACATTAGCAATTTGTTTAGAAACTAAAAAAGACTTGGCTTTTAAGTCCTCAGCTTTAGTTATTCGTTTTTTAAATGCTAAACTGGTTAACTTTTTCTTGGCTTCCTTTTGTAGAGTAGTATTACTTATTTGTTCAGACAAGACCTTTAACTTTACAAGTTCCGAAGGGGATACAGTTTCGTTCAGCAATCTCCTTGCTTCTTTTTCATCTAACCCTGTACGCTTTTTTGACCTATCAAAGAGCTTTCGGGTTTGTTTAGTCAAGTAGTATTGTGCTTGACGATAGGCTATTATTAATTTATCCTCTAGCGCTTTTGCCCCATCATTAATTCTTTTTTCCGCTTTAATATTTCGTAATTGCCAGTATGTTTGTTCGTCCTGTTTCTTTTTTTTTGCCATTTAATTAGCTCCTGATTTTTCATCACGATTAACTATTTCTATATGATTTGGATATTCTTTTGCTATTTCGCATAAGTTTTCATAAAGAATAGTCACTATATACTGAGAATCTTTGATAATACCTAACTGAATAGATCCATCAACATCAATCGTTGCGGCATGTTGCTTTATCAATACATTAGTCACAGCTATATATAGAGCTGATACACCAGCACAAATAATATCTTGTCCTTTTGGGGCAAAGTTTGCATGTCCTGAAATGGAATAACTTACATACTGATTATTTTCCTTTTTAAATAGTGCTGTAATCATCGTAGTTATCCTCCTCAGAACCTTTATCTAAATCGCTATGGCTATCTTTAGCTTGTACACCATACGCTTTCTGATTGAGCTCAATAGCTTTCTCTTTTTCAGTATTAAGCTGTTTTAGAACCTCATCAACATCGTCTATATCAGGCAACCATCCCAAAAGAACTTTAAGGGGCAAGATGCCAGCTTGATAAGCGCTAACGATTTGATTTATAATATCGCTAGTATTGACAGGCAAATTAGGCTTAAGCTTGATTTTTGTTCCTTGAGCATCAATAGAATTATCTTTAACTTTTAGAATGGTTTCAAATAGTTCCATTCGTTTCCTCAAACCTTTAATCATGTATCTTGATTTAACAGACATGAGTTGTAGCAAGCCAAACAATTTGTATTTCATCGCTTCTCCACTAACATTACCTGAAAACTTTTCATCATTCATATCTGGCACATACGTAATCTTATGGATATCATCTAGAATTGCTGATCTTAAAAGATTCACTCCGTCTTCATTTAATTCTTTAGTAAGATAGCCAGCATCTACTTCACTTGGCAACGCACCTGTTTGAAGCATTTTTTCTTTTGCTAACTTTTCACCATCTCCATCTTCCAACATAAACCCTCTTATGAATAAAATTGCGTCAACAAAAGCTTCTTTATCATTTAATCGATCAGATTGCAGTAGATTGTATGCGTCAATTAATGATATAGCTTGTTCAAAGTCTCCTTGCTTCTCTTCGTTGTTTCGGTATTCAATCACCGGAACTGCTTTAAAATAATGTGGTTTAGCATTTATAAACAAGTACTCACCAGATCCTCTTGATTTAGCATGATAGGTTATCACTCTGTTGTCGTTATAATACTTAATTACATAATGATCTATCCCCCCTTGAAGTGTTAACACTGGCTGATAATGAACGGCAAATAAAGGATTTTTGTCTACTGTATCGTCTGTCACTAAAAAGATACCTCTTGGATCAATACATTTGATTTCTAGCTGTGTGGCATCATTATCCTTAGTCTTTTTCAAATACACAAGCTCATATCCAACGCCAAATGTAGACAAATCTTTCTCTAGTTCAGTATCGTGAGAGACTATATCTACCCGATCGTAAGCTTCTAAAATAGGACCAATATTTTTATCTGACTCTGCAACATATGAAATTGGATTACCTACCATAAAGCCTACATTCATATCAACAACATATTTTGCATGATTGATCAGCACTTTATTATTAGGTGCTCCTTCATTTTCTTTTGTTCGTTTTAAAATATCATGTTTACCATCATAATAATCTGATAGTTTTTGTAATCTTAATAACTCTTCCACATGTTTGTTGATACAAAAATTAAGAAGTTCAGCTGAAGGTTTATTCAAATCGCCAGCTATCTGTCTATTAACTACTATTGACACAATATCACCTCTCTTAAAATCCAAATTTAACTTTATTCGTAATGCTTACTTTTATATTTCTCATATCATCGCTAAATGCATATCGCGTAGCATCAATTGTGTGATTATCTTTATCTTCTAATCTTGGCTTAGGATTGCCATCTTTATCAGTTTGATAATCAATGTTTTCAAATTCATGTGCTATGTTTGGTGTTCTCAAAGGGTCTATACAAATGAAGTCTAGATCGTCAAGCCATCCTTCCCCGTATTCAACTGAATCAGGTCCCTTTTTCACTCCATATAGTTTCTTTATGGAATGCTCATTAATAAGCTCAGCTATCGATTTTGGTTCAGCCGAATCTGCACCAATCCTATCAGCTTCATATCCTTTTGCTTTTACTTTTTTAGCTAATTCCCTATTACTAATTTTCACACCATATATCTCATCAATAGCATAGATACCATTTTTCTTTTTATCATAATGCCATCGAACGAACGCTAACGGATCAGTAGCATAGCCGAAGTCAAGACCGTTTCTGATATTATCAAAATTAGCAACCATTTCATCAGTTATACAGCCTTTCTCCACTTTTAGGTTACTGAATGGAACTACTCCAGAACCGATTGCTTCACCATCGTATTCCCATCTAGCACGCAAAGGATTTCTATCTCTTGCTGCCTCCACTTCTCTCAAGAATTCTCTCGAAATAAAAGGATTATCTTTATAAGTAGAGTGATGAACAAATGTATTCTCAGGTTGGAAACTAGATTCATATTTTTTGTTCACCCAAGATTGTCGACGTTTTGGCGGGTTGTAGCTGAAAAAGAATTTATAAAAAAGACCATCTCCTAATTCACCACGTAAAAGTGAATTGGTAATGGTCGTTACTTCATCTTCAGTTTTAAACTCGCCTAACTCCTCAATCCAGCCAATCGCAAACGGGAATCTACTATCTTTTAAAGACTTGATTCTTTCGGGATTTTGGGCACCTCTGAAAATCATATAATTCCCACGAGGTATGTATGTGATTCTTAACGGTGATTTATTAAATTTAAATAGATGCGTTACCCCTTGCTGTTCAATCGCCCACTTCATTTGCTCGTAGATTGATTGTTCTAATGTATTATCAACATATCGAATGCCAACCGCATTGACAGCATACCTCATAAGTAATTGAGTAATAATATGTGCAATATCTGATGATTTACCAGAACCGCGTCCACCCTTACAAACAATATTCAGTATGTCCGAGTTAAGAGTTGCTCTCCATACCGAATGAAATTTTTTCGGTAATAATTCTGATAGTTTTTTCTTAACCATCATCATCACCGATATCATCAACAAATACTGGCATTTCAGTAACTTCTATTTGTTGCTTGTCAGTGAACAGCGCATGACGTTTACCAAGTAATTCGGCTGCTTTAGTCCTCTCTTCCGTACTAGGGGTATATTCATAGCTTTTTTGATGAGTGAATACTTCTCCTTCATCATTAGTTGTTTCGGTATTATAAACACCTTTCATTTTTTCACCACGCATGGTGCTAGTGAGATATTCTAGGACTTCTTGTGCATCTGCAACTCTTTCGTTCTGCATCTTTTCTAGCTGTTCATCAATATATCGCTTCACGTTAGCATCTGTTAGCAGTCTACTTGCATTCACTCTTGCTGTGGTGTCTTTTTTTATGTTTGGATATGCGACTTTATACGCTCTCGTACCATTCATATCAATCAGCCATTCATCAGCAAAAACCTGATGTTTTGGATTCCTTATCATGTTATTCACCTCCTATGTAATTTTATGTATAAAAATAGACCACTCACTAAGTGATCTATTATAATTCTTATTGTCCCTTTTTTGCTCTATCCCATTCAGTTTTTAGATATTCACGAAAAATATTACGTATACGAGTAATTGAATTATCAATCAAACCTCTCATTTTACTAGCGTAAGTTTTATCAGTTTTTGGCAAATACATATCGTAGAAACCTGGGCTCGCTTCTCTTGCCTCTATATCTTTTATAATATTTACAGAATCTGATAATTCTTTCTCAATAGCCTTATGCTCGTCTTTTTTGCTGAAATGAAGTAATATTTTTTCTGCAGTTAAAATGGATTCTTGTATACAAATCATTAATTCATCTTCTTTTTTTAATTGTTTTATTTTTAACTCCCTTTGTCTATCAATATAAGTTGATTCTTGAATCGTTTGCTTCTCTAAACCACTTAATTCCTCTTCAATATCTTGCATTCTGCTAACCAATATTTTAATATCGAACAGATAAGATAAATATTTACTAACTAAGTTTCGTACCTCGGTAATCCATTCTATTCTTGCCTTTGCTTTTAAATTAGCGTCAATTTGTTTTTGAGTTATTTCTTTTTGAAGTTCTTCATTTTTCTTTGTCTGTCTATAATTAATATATACATTTGCAAATATTCCCGCTATAGTTCC